CCAGCCGCGCCGTTGGTGCCCGCGGTTCCTGTAAGTCCCGTTGGCCCGGTGGCGCCCGCCGTGCCGTTTGCACCCGATAGTCCGGTTGGTCCGGTAGCTCCAGCCGCGCCATTGGTGCCCGCGGTTCCTGTAAGTCCCGTGGTGCCGGTTGCACCATTGGTTCCCGCTGGGCCGGTGGGACCTGCAGCTCCGGCAGCGCCTGCCGTGCCGTTTGCACCCGTGAGCCCGGTAGGTCCGGTTGCGCCATCGGTGCCGTTGGTGCCCGCCGTTCCGGTCGCGCCCGTTAGTCCGGTCGGGCCGGCGGCGCCCGCCGCGCCGTTCGCACCCGTAAGCCCGATAGGTCCGGTTGGTCCGGTTGATCCGGTTGCACCATTGGTGCCAGGAGTCCCTGCCGTGCCCGCCGGTCCGGTAGCGCCTGCCGTGCCTGCCGGTCCCGTTGCACCCGCCGTGCCGTTCGCACCCGTAAGCCCGATAGGCCCCGTTGCTCCGGTAGGCCCTCCCGGTCCGACAGGTCCGGTTGGTCCCGTTCCGCCCGCCGGTCCGGTAGCGCCAGCCACGCCGTTAGTGCCGTTGCCGCCCGCGGCTCCCGTTGCGCCTTCCGGTCCGATGGCGCCCACCGGCCCCGTTGCGCCTGCTGGTCCGGTTGGACCGGTTAGTCCAACCGTGCCATTGCACCATCCGATGATGCCGGCCAGGTTGCATAAGGACTGCCCGGGGACCGAGCTGCCGGTGGAAATTTGGCTGGGGTTGATCATCGTCGCCGGGCCCGCCGGAAACGCGATCGTGACCTCTTTGATGGTGCAGTAGGTAGCCGCCGCGCATTGGATGGACGGCAGCGTCGGAACCTGCCAGTACGTTAGGACCGAGTTGCCGCCCACGGTGGCGCGGACGGTGTAGGTGACGCTTACGCCGGCATGGTCGGTGGGCGCTAGCAGAATGTAGACCGCTCCATTCGCCACCGTGTAATTCACGCCGCCCAAGGGCGAGGCGCCTACGGTAGCGGCGCCGTACGTAAACTCGGTCCAGCTCAGGCTGATCGACCCGTTGACGGGCGAGCTTCGCGCGCCCGCCGCCAGCGTATCGATCACCGAGGTGTAGGGCACCTGGGCGAAAGCGCCCGCGGCTATCGTGAGAAGGAGGGCGACGAGCAGCGACGCGCGCGCAGGTTGGCCGAGGAGTCGCATGTGCGGTTTAGGCGAATGCCATTGTCATGTCGTCGGTAGCGGCGATTACCGACGCGTGCGCGGCCGAGGCCGCAAAGGCGGTAGTTACGAAATCGGCTTCGTCGCTCATGTCGGGTACCGCGAGCTGAACCGACTGCAGGGTGAAGACGACCATGTAGCCGGCCACCGTGCCCACCGTGATGGTGAGGTTCATCACCCCGTACTGCTTGGCGATGTTCTTGATGGCGATCAGCGCCGAGCCGTCGTTGTCGACGAAGCCTAAGCTGATCGTTACCTCGCGCTGGCCGCCAACCTGAAACGCCGGCATGGGCGAGCCGAACACGTCGGGCACCAGCCGGTTGCCGGTTTTCAACGAGATGGTAGCGGCGCGCAGCTGCAGGCCCATGTCGATACCATCGATCAGCGCGATGCCGCCGAAGCCCGGGATGATGGCGCCGGTAGTGGTCGGGCTCGCCGGTTCGGCCGGGAACGCTACCAGGCCGCCTTTCTGCTGCGTGCCCTCGTTCTCGAAGTTGTCCGAGTCCAGGCGATAGACGCCCGTGCCCGAGACGGTTTGAGAAAATACGTTCCCGTTTAATTGCCAAGAGACCTGCTCGGCGCAGCAGCCATAAACCAGCCGCTGGGTAAGCGTTGGGACGCCGTGATAGTAGGACGCGAGCGTAAACGGCTGCAGGCCTGAATCGGAAAAGCTGTAGACTCCTCCCACCGCCGGCGCGTTGAAAATACCGGCGTACAGCGGATCGGCGTCGGGCGGCGTGCCGGCGGTGCCGGAGGGGATGACCGGCATGCTCGATAGCTCCCAGGTGGCCGCCTGGCGTCCGGAGATACCGGGCTGCATCGAACGCGTGCCGGTCTTCCATGGCACCGGCGTGATCGGCATAGCCGGATTTAGCTTCAGCCCGTTCGGTGGAATTCTCAAAAGCTTCGCCCCGGTAAGAGACGGCGCGACCAGAATCGAGGACTGGGTGCTGCCCTGGTTTACGACGAAGCAGCGTTCAATAAACGGCGAATTATAGTTCGAAGGCGCGATTGTGGGCATGGGTTACTCCTGTTCCTTCGCGGCAGCCGGGACGGCAGCGGCGGCAGTCGGCGGCGCTAGCGACGCGCGATATTCGGCGAGCGCTACCAGCGCGGTCGCCTTTTTCCGTTTGAATTCATCCGGCGCGGCCATGTGGCTAATCGCGCTCGGGAACTTGGCGAGCTCGGCGTCGGTAAAACCGATGGCATCGAACTCGGCCTCGGGGATTAACTGCACGCCCTGCGAGACGGCGTGTTTGACGATCACATCGTCGAGCTCCGCTTTTTGGCCGAAGCGCCGAAATTGGAAATTCGGATTCCAAATGTCCGCGCAGTCGCCGACAAACCTGTAGATAGCCATGGTGAAAATCCTTTGTGCGCGGAAGCCGCGCGGGGAGAAACGTCAATTCGTGATGAAGCCGACGCTGGCCGAGAACCGCAAGGTGCGACGCCAGTTTCCGCCGGCGAATGTGATGATGGACTTCTGGAGCGACCAGCGGCCGTTGTAGGTGAGCAGCGCGCTCATATACGTGCCGATCATGGCCAGGTCATTAATCGTTTGGAACATCGCGTCCTCAATCGCCTGCGCCAGCGGCGTCAGGGCGCGCGGCAGCGACTCGCCGGGGTACGATATGTGCACCTCGATCACTAGCGCGATGGTTCCTGCGAATACCGCTGAGACAACGCGCGAATCGTCTAGGCTGGCTGGGCTGTCGATAGTTGTATAGGGGTAGGTGAACGCCGCGCTCTCTTCCACCTGGTCGGGCCATATTTGGCCGACCGAAAAGTTAACGCTGCTATCCGGATCCCAATCGACCGTCCACGGCGTGATGCCATAGGTCGCTGCGACGGCCAGCAAATTCGCATTGAAGCCGGTATCCGGATCCGACAGCCTCGCGAGCAGCGCATCGACTGCGACCTTGGAAATCTGAGGCATTACTCTCCCACGCCCGTGCTTAAATTCAGGAGCGAGCCAACGCTCTGCAGCCGCACCGTGACGCGCTGGCCGATGGCCTGTTGCACGTCGTTTAGGTCCTGCTCGCTGGCCGCGAAGAAGCGCCGCGTCGGAGCGCGGCCGCCTTCGTTATTCCAGCGCGCGCGGTCCGATTCCTCGCCGTAGAAACCAAGTTCAAAACCCGCTTCGGTCGGCCGCGCGAGCATGGCCTGCATCATATGGGGATGGTGTTCAATTCCGTACAAGTCCACCTGATCCACGCGGCCGCCGGCCTTGGCTTTGCGCTTGGCGTAGCTGGCGGAATATGGCGCGAACGCTTGCCCTTCGGCGTCGACGCCCTGCGAGGTGCGCTCTAAGATCCGCGATCGAATAAATTGGCCACCGTACAATCGATCCGAGTCGTTTACGATTCTGTGTGACTCGAGCTGGTCGGCCAGCGCGTTCAGCTCTCCCGGTGCTTCCGCAAACGTAGCCAAGGGATACTCCTTACCGCGGCCTTATGCCGCCAGCGCGGTCGCTGCCGTGCGCGTCAAAAGGATCCATTGATGACGACACGAATACCCGCCGCAGGTGATCATCACGTTTCCGAGCTGATGGTTATCCATCTCGGCGATCTGCTCGCGCGAGTAGTCTTTGTCGGCCTGAAGCAGGCGCTCGCAGAACGGCCGCGTCTTCTGATCCTCGGGGCCGCTGTACCGATAGCGCTGGGCCAGTTCGGGAAGGTCGACCTCGATTTTTCGGAAGGCTTGATCGGTTAGAGTCCGATAGTAAGTCACCATCGCGGTATCGGCGATTGTTCGAATGCGCGGAAGCGAAGCCGAAATCTTGCTCGCGAGCAGCTCCACCAGCGTGGCGAACCGCAGCCCGCCGATGCTAAAGAGAGCTTGCTGCGTAGCGGCGCTTGCGGCCGCTTCCGTAATGGCGGTCATGCCTGCTACCGAGTTCAGTTGGAGGCCCGCGAAAAGATTCAGGTCGCTCGCGGTGAACGTCGCCGGCGGATAGCCGAGCGATTCGAGCGTCTCCTGCAGGAACACCTTCGATCCGGCGAAGCTGTTCGCAAAGGCGTTCAGCAACGACGTATATCCTGCATCGTCCAGGAAGCCCATGAAGCGGAGATCCAGGGAACGGATCACCCGCAAGTTGGCGGGCGAGCGATCAATCTGCCCGGCGGTTACGGTAAGCGCGCCTTGTAAATACCCGGCCATGCGCGCCTGCGCCATCATGACCGTGTGGCGAAGTTCGCTCTCAAAACGCTGCACGAGCGAGTCGTAGAAGGCGTCCTGCCGGCGATGAATATCCGCGAGGTCCACTAGCCCCTCATCGCTATATTCATGAACTGCAAGGGAAGGCTCGCGTATTGCCCGAGCGTGAGCACCGGGCCGGTAAGGAGCGGAGCGGCAGGCGGCAGCGTGAACTGCTTGGTAGCGATTGGGATTCCTTCGGCCTGGAGGTACAACGTCGCAGGCACGCCCGCCGCCGGCGCGACGCCGGCGTAGATATTCCAATTCGAAGCGTTGAGCGGCGTCCAGGAGCCCGACGCCAAGCCGACCGGATCCGGATTGCCCGAGGGCGGAGTGAGCGAGGCGATGTTAACGGTAAGCAGGCTATCGATCGGGATCAGAAACGACAGCGTGGCCGAGCCGGCCGACTCGGCATTGTTCTGCGGATCGAAATTGCCCGGGGGCGGGTTCAGGCGCGAGGTGTACTGCGATCCGTCGTAATAGGTGATCGCTACCAGAACCTGCAGCGGCGCCGCATTCGCGCCCCCGGGCGAGGAGGTAACGTTCGCCGCCGACCAGACGCCCGCGCGGTATGCGTGTTTCGCGCCCGGCGCCTCCATGGGGTTATAAACCATTGGCAGGCCCGTAGAGCGCAGCATGCGCCATTTGAAATCGGCCTCCTGCTCGTAGCGCTTGAACTTGTCCTTGTAGCGGTCCTGTTTGAAACGGACGCTCGCGTCGCGGTAAAACATGGCGAGCGCGCGGTAGACCATCCACGATTGCAGGGGCGAAACCGAGACGCCGTAATTGGGGTCGCTAGCCACGATCTGGTTCAAGCGCATCCGCGCCTGCGTTCGCGCCGGGGTGCCGACGCTCTGGATGCACTGGGTGTGATAGCCCAGCCCCGCCTGCGCCGGCACGCCGACGTAGCTCTGCATGGACGCGAGGATTTGTTGGGAGCACTCCGACCAGGCCTGCTCGCATATGGAGCCGGGCCCATCGACCGTAATCGCGGGCACGGCTGTGGCTGCGACGGCCGCAACCTCGGAGTCGATGAGGCTTAGGTTCGGGACTCCAATGATGTCGGAATCGACCAGGAGCATGGGGTGGATAGGGAAAAGAACGCGAGGGCGAAAGCAGTTGGACCCTCGCGCTTCCAGGAGAAGAGCTATTCCTCAAGCCAGGCGTCGAGGGTAAGCGAGGGCGTGACGCCCGAGAGCGAAACTACGTTTACGCGCAGCAGCGCGCCCGCAACGCCAAAGCGGCACGACGGCAGCTGGTACTTGCGGAAGATGATATGGATCTCGGCAACCGGATCCACCACCGAGATCGCCTGCGCCTCCGCGACGGGAACAGCGGCGGCGAAGGCGTTCACCGAATCCTCTAGGGTGATGGCGGCGGCGGCCTTGCCCGTAACCGCGGTCAAACCCTGCACCCGGATGTGAACGGTGCAATCCCCGGTGATGCCGGATATATCGAGGCCCGTGGTGAGCGGAACCGGACCGGTGGCGGTAACGGTTTGCTGGCCTGTGGTCAGTGCTGCAATCATTTTTTAGACTCCTTGTTCAACCGCGCTTTTGGCGCGGGGTTGTTTGGCGGCTACGGCGTTTAAGACCTCTTGCGAGATGACGATCTGGGGAGCGGCGGTTTGGCCTTTGCGCTCCCGCTCGGCCTCGATCGTTTCGTTGCGACGTCGCACGAGCTCCGCCTGGTACTCGCTCACCTGTTGGGGCGTAGCGAGGACGTGGGTTTGTTCCTTGAGGAGCCGCGCGGCCTGGAGGGGGTGCGCCGAAACAACGCGGCCTCCCGAGCTTCCGACCGCTTCGTTGCGAATCGAGTACAGCCAGATTTCCTTCTGGCTTAAGTCCAGATTCCTCCGATGCGCCGGATCCTGCTCGCGGGCATCGAGCGCCGCGGCTTCCGGATCGAGCTCGGACGCCGCGGCGCGCACGCTCTTCCAATATTCGGTGATGTTCATTCGCTTCCTTCTGCTTGTGGTGCGGCCGGGCTTTCGGGCCCGGCGCGCGGTTTTAGGTGAGGACCTGTTCGCCGAAGTTGTTACGCAGGACGCCCGTGCCATAGAGCACGTCGACGGTGAACTGCTGTTCGAGCTGGCCCGGAACGTAGGACATGGTGACGCGCATTCCGAAATTGCCGTACTCGGCATAGGTTTGGATCGCGCCCATTCCGGGAGGCACGCACGGCAGCCGGCGCACAACCAGAGCCAGCGCGTCGCGCACGAACCCGATGTTATAAGTTGTCGGGCCGACCTTGGGCACGTACTGCGAGCGGAAAACATTGAAGCCCTTGACCTGCAGGATTTGCCCGGTCAAGATCGGGCTCGCCTGGCCGTTCAGAACGAAGCCGGCGGTTTGGAGCTCGGAGAACCGGCCGATCTGGCGCAGCGAGCTATAGGCCGCCGGGCTAACGGCCAAGAACCGCGGCTGTCCGGATGGCACCTTGGCGATAAACAGATTGGTTTCGGCCAAATCCACCACGGCCTCGGTAAGCGCGGTGGCGGACGTCCCGACGCTCGGGTTGAAATTCAGCTGAGCGTAGTTGTTGAAGATGTCGGTCTCGATCTGCTCGGCCACCGCAATCACGGCGGATTGCATGAAGGTGCGCACGAGGTCGGGGCGCGTGAAGACCTGCGTGACGTCGGGGATGGCGAAGCTCGACTCGAAGTGGCGGCTCAGGGTAATGGCCGCGTTGCCGAGCGACTTGTTCTGG